TACGCACCAGATAAAGTATGTCCTGAAGGAAAATGGTAATATGAGCGATAAAAAAATTGATAGAGTAGAGTTAGTAGAAAACAATATTATGGTATTTATAAAAGTACCTAAAGCTGAAACAGATGCTGGTATTGTAGTAAGTGAAGAAATTGCAAGAGAAATACAAGACACTATAACAGGTAAAGTTCTTCACACAGGCCCTGATGTAAAAAATTTTAGTGTAGGAGATGAGATTTTATTGCCTCCTCACGGACACACAGCAGTTGCTATAGAAAAAGAGGTATATCATATCTTTAGAGAAAGCAGTCTATTTGGTAAAATAGTATGAGGCTATTTGATTTAAAAGACAGAAACGTAATTGTTTCTCCTGAAGCCTTGCTTATACCTGAATTTAAAGATATTTGGAAGAGAGATAAGACAAAAGATAAGCTCAAAGCTATGCGAGAGTTGTCTTATATTTATTTTGTATGCGATTATAAATCTCCGTACAGATCTTCTCTTACTTTAAATAGATTAGAAGCTATGGTAGCTAAAGATTTTATGAAAGACGAAGCTTATGCTCCTGATTCTAAGATATCTGCTGCTGTAGATAAGTATAAAGAGTTGCAAAAGACACCTTCAATGATGTTACTAGATGCTTCTCTTAAAACTGTACATAATCTTATAGATTATTTACAAAATGTAGACTTACAAGAAAGAGATAAAAATGATAGGCCTATTTATAAACCTTCGGATGTAACATCTAGTTTAAAAAATATAGGAGGTATCGTAGAATCTTTATCTAAAGTAAGAGAAAGTGTAGAAAAAGAAATGTCCGAACAAGCAAGTCTTAGGGGACAACGTAAAAAAGGAAACAGAGAAGATCCATGAAATTAAAAGTAATCCGCTATAGTAGCCAAGAAGATTCAACTAATGGAGCATTGTTTGTAGAACACGATGGTTTACCTTTAGAGTTCTTATGCTATACTCTAGAAGATGAGTATAGAGAAAAGAAAGTAATGTCTGAAACAAGAATTCCTAAAGGGGAATACCAAATTAAACTTAGAAAAGAAGGTGGATTCAATGCTAGATATAGTGAAAAATTCCCTGACATGCATGTTGGCATGCTTCATATCATTGATGTTCCTAATTTTGAGTATATTCTTATTCATATTGGAAATACTGCTGAAGACACTGGGGGATGTTTACTCGTTGGTGACTCGCAAGAAAATAATATCCTTAGAAAAAATGGGTTTATTGGGAGTTCTACTCAGGCGTATAAAAGAATTTATCCAAAAATTAGCTCGAAGTTAGAGAGTGGGGAAGAAGTTACTATTGAATATATAGATTTAGCGTAATGCGAGTACAAGGCGATAAGGTAGAAAAAATAAAAATCAAGAGACGCGGTGTGCATGCTAAATCTAAAAACTCCAACTTAAAATCTTCTAAGCATTATAAGAAGAAGTATGTCGGACAGGGAAAATGAAATAAAAGATCTGCAAAATAATGCTGCATATTTAGAAGAAGCAATGTTTAATTGCTATCTTATCTTTACAGAGCAATTAACTGTAGGAGATTTAGAGCAAGAACTAGGCTTTTGGTTACCTGAACCAACTGATACTATAATATCAGATGTTTTAAAATTCTTTGAAGAAAAAGAAGATTATGAAAAATGCAAAGATATTAAAGAGCAAGTAGATAAAATAGGCGATAAAGAGCTTTTAGAAAAAGTATATACAATTGAGCGATATAATAACCTCTAAAAAATGGGATAAACTAGATCCTCAAAAAGTAAATCCTGTAAGACATACAGGTCAAGAGTACCTTAAGTTTATAAATACAGAAATATTTAGCGAAACTTCTAAGTATTATTTACGACACGGTGTATATACACACGCTCCAGAGGGAACTTCTGAATATATAGAATTTTGGGACGAACAAGAAACTCGATGTAAAGAAGGTTACTCTGTAGGGGGAACTAGAATTACAGGCGAGCACTATGCGTATCTAAACTACGGTAGAATACTAGCCACTGTAGATGACGGTAAACGTCAAAGAAAAATAGACACCTTTCCTAAGTTTCTAGACATGGACTATTATTGGTACCATGAATTAGAGGAAGCTGAAAAGAATGGCCAGGGAATGATAGTCGTTAAGGCTAGACGTAAAGGATTTTCTTATAAGAATGCGTTTGGAATGGCCTGGAAATACCATTGGTGGCCCCATTCCATTTCTATTCTAGCAGCATACGAAAAGACATTCTGGGCTAACACTATGGAGATGGCTAAGAATATGATAAACTTTATAAATGAGAATACCGACTGGGTTAAAGGCTCCTTAATAGATAGACAAGATCATATTAAAGCAGGGTATGTAGAGAAGGATATATATTCAGGGGTAAATATTTCAAAAGGATTTAAATCTGAAATATTAGCACTTAGCTTCAAGGATAGTCCTCAAAAATCTGTAGGTCGTACCGCAGAACGCATGCTATTCGAGGAAGCAGGAGACTGGCCTGGACTTATGCAGGCGTATCAGCGTTCTTACCCGTTGTTTAAAGACGGTAATATCATGATTGGTATTCCTATTCTGTATGGTACAGGAGGTAATAGCAAGAACGGAACTAATGCTGACTTTGAGGCTATGTTTTATAATCCAAGTTCTTATGGTTTAAGAAGTTATGAGAATATATATGACGAAACAGCAATTGGAGAAGCGGGATGGTTTGTAGATGATGCTTGGTATAGAGAACCTTTTGTAGATAAAGCAGGTAATGCTTTACGAGAAAAAGCTATTGAAGATGTAGACTTAGAAAGGGAGGAGAAGAAAAAGGCAGACCCTAAAGCGTATAATATGATGGTAACCCAGCACCCTCACACTCCCAAGGAAGCATTCTTGAGGAGTGAAGGAGCTGTATTTCCTGCTATAGAACTGTATAATGTTCTAGCTAAACTTAAATCAGACGATAGATATAAAAAGTTAGGATCTCCAGGAGTTTTATTTGAAGAAGAAGGTGTTATAAGATTTAGACCTGACCTTGAGAAGAAACTTTTTCCTATGAATAAGTATCCTCATAAAGCAAATGAACCTCAAGATGGTTGTATTGTAGTATACCAACATCCTCCTGAAGAAATACCTGGAGGGCTATACAAAATAGGGCTTGACCCTGTAGCATTTGACAAATCAGGTAGTAAATCTTTAAATGCTGCTTATGTATACAAGACTTACCAAAAATTTGAATACGGATATGATGAAATTGTTGCAGAATATGTGGGGAGACCTGATAACATCGAAATTTATAACAGGAATCTCGAATTACTTTCGGAATACTTCGGAGGAGCAGAAATCATGTTCGAGAACGACAGAGGTGAAGTGCTATCATACTTCAAAAGACGTGGAAAAATGCATCTGCTCGCAAACCAACCAGATAATGTCATCTCAAAAGTAATTCAAAATTCAACTGTAGCACGAATTAAAGGGTGTCATATGAATGAACGTATGAAAGATGCAGGAGAGAAGTTTATATTACGATGGTTATGGACAGAAAGAGGTACAAATGAAAACGGGAGTAAGATATATAATATGGACCTGCTTCCAAGTCCAGGTTTAATAGAAGAGTTAATATCTTATCATAGAGATGGAAACTTTGATAGAGTTATGGGATTTATGCAATTAATGTTTAGTGTGGAAGAAGAGTTTGACAGAGAAATCAAGAAAGAGCCATATAAAAACGATGTAGCTATGTTCTTAAACAACAATTTAAATAGTTTATTTCTTAAAAAGTAAATATATTTGCTATATTTTCAATTTCTAAGCACATGGCAAGTTACTCATTTCCTCAGCAACGATTATCTTTAAAAGATAAGAAAAAAAATAAAGACGCTTGGGGTAAAAACGTTCTAGACGAAATCGACAAGTATAATACCTCTAGTTTTGATGGCAGAGGGGATTGGGAGAGAAAAAGAGCAAATTACGATTTGTTTAATGGAAAACTTTCAAAGAATGACTTTGAGTATGTCTGTAAACCTTATGGAGATGGTGTAGGTGAAATGCCTGCAGAGATGAGACATTATGATATTATGTCTCCTAAACTACGAGTACTTTTTGGAGAAGAAATAAAAAGACCTTTTAATTTTAAAGTAGTTTCTTCTAATCCTGATTCTATATCTGAGAAAGAAAGAGAAAAAGCTAGACTTCTTCAGCAATACGTTCAGCAAGAAATACAGCAAAGGATACAGCAAAAGATTCAAGAAATAAATCTGGTAGACGAACAGGGTAATCCTCAAGAAGGACAAGACCCTGAAGCAGTACAGCAGCAAATGCAACAAGTACAGCAAGAAATGACTCCTCCTGAAATTGAGGAGTACATGAAAAGAACGTATCAAGCTTCTAGAGAGATAATGGGTAGTCAAATGCTTGCTTATCTTAATAAGAAACTAGAAATAAGAGAGAAAGTTAACAAAGGTTGGAAACATGCCCTTATTGCAGGAGAAGAAATCTATTGGACAGGTATTGTAAATGGAGAACCTGAGATAAGAGTTGTAAATCCTCTATATTTTGAGTACGATAAAGATCCAGATCTAGATTATATACAAGATGGCCAATGGGCTAAGTATGTTATGAGGATGACTCCTGGATCTGTAGCTGATGTGTTTGGAGAATATCTAACAGAACAGCAAATAAAAGATCTTTATTCTGACAGCTCTCATGTAGGGACCTCCCATCCTCTAGGCTCTGACGCCTTTAGCTATGACTACGACGATAGTCTTTTTGATTCTACATTTCCTCTAGAAACTGATGGTGACAACACTCCAGATGGATCTCGATATATAAAAGTGGTCCACTGTGAGTGGAGGTCCTTACGAAAGATAGGCTTTCTAAAGTATCTTGATGAAAACATGGAGGAGCAGGAAATGGTAGTTGATGAGGTCTATAAATTTGACAAAGAAGTAGGCGATATAGCTATTAAATGGGAATGGGTACCTGAAATATGGGAAGGAACTAAAATAGCAGATGATATTTATGTTAATATACAATCTAAACCTAATCAATATAAAGATTTAGATAATCTACATCAGTGTAAACTAGGATACGTAGGTGTTGCATATAATAACTTAAATGCAGAGTCTGTATCTATGATAGATAGAATGAAGCCTTATCAATACCTGTATAATATTATAATGTACAGGCTTGAACTTGATCTTGCTTCAGATAAAGGAAAAAAATTCCTTGCCGATATCAATCAAATCCCTTCTTCTATGGGTATTGATATGGAAAAGTGGCTTTATTACTTTGATGCTATGGGAATGGCTTTTATAAATCCTAATGAAGAGGGTCAAAGAAATAAACAAAGTAATTTTAATCAATGGCAAGCTATTGACCTTACTATGTCACAAACTATTCAGCAAAAAATACAATTGCTAGAATATCTAGAAGCACAATGTGGCGAAGTGTCTGGTGTTACTAAACAACGAGAAGGTCAAGTAGGCCCTAACGAACTTGTAGGTAATACACAACAAGCAGTTGTACAATCTTCTCATATTACAGAAGAATGGTTTTACAGACACAACCAGTTAAAGAGCAATCTTTTAGAAGCTCTTATAGATACTACTAAAGTAGCTTGGTCTCACTCTAAACCTAAGAAAATACAATATGTATTAGATGATATGACTACTCAGCTTCTCTATATGGAGCCTGCAGATTTAATAGAATCTAATTTTGGAATTTTCGTATCTGATTCTTCTAAAGATCAAGAATTATTCTTAATGATGCGTCAATTAGCACATGCTGCACTTCAAAATCAACAAGCAGAGCTTTCTGACGTAGTTAAAATGTTTTCTAGTGAGTCTACAAGCGAAATACGAACACTACTCGAAAAGGCAGAAGATAAAAGAAATCAACAGCAAGCGCAACAAGCTCAACAAGCACAAGAAGCTCAAATGGCGCAAGTGCAAGCTACTCAACAAATTGAGGCTCAAAAACTTGAACTTGATAAATACAAGATTGATGAGGACAATGCAACTAAAATTGCAGTTGCTGAAATTAATTCTTTTAGACACCAAATGGATCAGGACAGTAATGACAACGGAATTCCTGATCAACTTGAAATTGAAAAACTTAAGTTACAAGCTGAGCAGGTTACTCAAAAGAATGAGATCGAAAATAGGAAACTCGACATCAAAGAAGAAGAGTTGAATATGAAAGAAAAGACGGAAAAAGAAAAGCGTAAGCACGAGAAAGAAGAAAAAGCAAAAGATCGAAAAGAAAAGAAAAAAAGCTAGATGGTGTGATATAGCACCAAGAGAGTGTGGTTGTGAAAAAGGATATTGTGCGATAGCTGCAGGTAAAGATCCAGAAAAAGTAGTATCCCAAAAAAAGAAGCGTAAACGAAATGGCTAAACGTAA